GAACATTACATGAAATATGGGAACTTCCCTGTGATAATTGTGAACGGGGACGACGTGACAAAATTAGTACATTCGCTGGCAAATAATATAGCAATGGAAATGATTAAAGAAGGAGGGATAGGAAATGACAATAAAAACTAAAAAAGCGTTGGTGTGGTACGGAACTTTCATCGTTGCATTAGTGTTGAATCAGACGAAATCATTTGCTGATGATATTACTGTTAAAGTAGTAGTTCATGCCCTATGGGTAATACTAGGGGCTGTTACATACGTGTACTTCAAAGAAGGAGACTGGGAATGATGAAAAAAGCATTAATAGATAAAATAATAAATGATCAGCAGGAAACGATGTATCAAGTCTATTATATTCAGAGTGATGGTTCACATGACTTCTTACCCGAAATTAAATTTACAAAGAAAATGGCAAAAGAACATTTTGAAACTTTTGATGATATTGAAGACGCTATTAACATGATATTGAAATATGGATATGTATTAGCTGAATTCAATGACTGCACAGGAGAATGAAAGGATGTGATTTAAATGCTTGAAATTGAAGGGATTTATTATGAAACGGAAGAGGATTATTATATGATCCTGGACGAACTTTATAAAGATGGAAAGGAGGTGAATTAATGTGCAAATAAAGGAAATGTATGTGTACTGGCAGAATAACAGTGGCGGATATTCCAAGGAGATAAGAAAAACTTATAAAGATAATATGTTAATACTGCCTGTGAAATGTATGGAAGCCACAACACACAGTTATGAACATCTTGCAGTAGCGGATAAGGAAGTAATCCCAAAAGAAGTTTATTTTGACGGGGTTGAGAAAGGACTTGACTGCTCATGCTGTGGCGACAGATGGAACAGATTGGATGAATGGGATACGCCAAAAAAGATTTACATATATGAAGATATGAGCGAATTTGAAAAATCCAAACCTGAAAGATACAGTTATTATGTAATTCTTTCAGAACTAAAAAAAGCCGATACTGGCAATATCGGCTGATTACAAAAACATATTCACTGAAAGTATAGCACTAACGAAAGGAAAAAGCAATGGAATATATAAAAAAAGATGTAAGAGGTGCAATAAGAAATGCAGAAACCATCTGTCTATATAATGCCCTCGGAACTGAAAACGTCATCAGACCTGTAAAGGGTCAGGACTTTAGCAATTTCTGCAAGGAAGGTCTGAAAGGTGAATTTAACAAGATGGTGATACATCATAAGAATGGCGGAACGACGACAGTTGAGGTGTTAAACAGAAATGCGAAAGTATGATGATTTTATTAACTCAAAAAGTAAAACTTTTGAAAATATGGGAATTGATGTCGACAGGAACAGTCTCAACCCTAACATGTTCGAGTTCCAGAAGGATATCGTGCGATGGGCTCTGAAAAAAGGAAGGGCGGCCATATTTGCCGAATGCGGACTTGGAAAAACTTTAATGCAGTTATCCTGGGCTGATGAAATACATAAACACACAGGCGGTAAAATTCTAATTTTAGCACCGCTTGCAGTGGCACCTCAGACAAAGGAGGAAGGCGAAAAATTTGGAATCAGCGTAAACATCTGTGAAAGCCAGGATGACGTAGTGGATGGTATCAACATAACAAACTATGAAAAAATTGATAAATTTACAGGGAACAGCTTTCAGGCAGTTGTGCTTGATGAAAGCAGTATCCTTAAGTCCTTTACCAGCTCAACAAGGAACAAGCTGATAGACAACTTCTCCAAGGTTCCGTTCAGGTTTGCTTGTACCGCAACACCTGCCCCTAACGACCATATGGAACTAGGTAATCATTCGGAATTTTTAGGAGTAATGACAAGGGCAGAAATGCTCTCCATGTATTTTGTACACGACGGAGGGAATACGGCAAAATGGAGACTGAAAGGTCATGCAGAAGATGTATTCTGGAACTGGATGGCAAGCTGGGCAGTATTTATTGATAATCCAAAAAACCTTGGTTACGATGCCGACGGATACAACCTACCGAAGCTGAATATAAATGAGATAATAGTTGACGGTGATGAAGTGCTGAGCGAAACTCTTACACTTACACAGAGACGGCAGGCAAGAAAGGACAGCTTAGAATTAAGATGCCAGGCCGCAGCTGATATTGTAAACGCATCAAGCGAACAGTGGCTCGTGTGGTGTGATTTGAACGATGAAAGTGCAATGCTTAAAAGCCTTATAGATGACGCCGTGGAGATAAAAGGCTCTGACAAAGCCTCACACAAGACTGGCTCGATGCTGAACTTCTCTGACAATCTGATAAAATGCCTGGTAACCAAACCATCAATAGCAGGGTTCGGGATGAACTGGCAACAGTGTCACAATATGATTTTTGTAGGGCTGTCCGACAGCTATGAGAAGTATTATCAGGCGGTAAGGAGATGCTACAGGTTCGGACAGAAGAGTGAAGTGAACGTATACATCATAATTTCCGCTAAAGAAGGAGCCGTCAAAGCAAACATTGAAAGAAAGCAGGAAGATGCAAAGAAAATGCAGGATGCGATGATAAAACTGACTAAAGAAGTGACAAAAAAAGAATTACAGGTGACAACAAGGATAATGACGGAGTATGCTCCTAAAGTTAAAATGATGCTGCCTGACTGGGAGGAGATAAGGGATTGGAAATTTTAAATCAGAAAATAGATGACAGGTACGCAATGTACAACGGCGACTGTGTGGAAGTGCTGAAAGGAATAACGGACAACAGTATTCATTATTCAATATTCAGCCCTCCATTTGCGAGCCTGTATACATATAGTAATTCGGACAGGGACATGGGAAATTCGGCATCAGATAATGAGTTTTATGAACATTTTAAATTCCTGGTATCCGAACTTTACAGAGTGACGATGCATGGAAGGTTATTAAGTTTCCACTGCATGGACTTACCTATGATGAAGTCAAGAGATGGTGTGATAGGGCTTAAGGATTTCCCGGGAGAACTTATAAGAATGTTCTCTGAGGCAGGCTTTATTTACCACAGCAAAGTGACAATCTGGAAAGATCCGCTTGTAGAGGCGACAAGGACAAAGGCACTGGGACTTCTCCACAAGCAGATATGCAAGGACTCGTCAATGTGCCGTCAGGGACTTCCTGATTACTTGGTGACAATGAGAAAGCCTGGAGAAAATCCTGAACTTATATCACATCCTGAAGGATTTGACAGCTACATTGGGGAGGATGAACCTGAGGGGGCAAAGATTGAAAGACCTCAGCCCGATACGGAAAAATATGAAAAGAAGGAAAAATATAATGAAGTGCCTGTATACAGCCATCAGGTTTGGCGAAAATACGCAAGTCCCGTATGGATGGACATAAGGCAGAGCAATACGCTCAATGGAAAATCCGCAAGGGAAGAACAGGATGAAAGGCATATATGCCCGCTACAGCTTGATGTGATAGCGAGAGGGATTAATTTATGGACAAATGAAAATGATATTGTGCTGGATCCTTTTGCAGGCATTGGGAGCTCCAACTATGTGGCGCTTAAGATGGGTAGACGTACAATAGGGGTTGAGCTCAAGGAAAATTATTATAACCTATCACTGGAAAATGTTGAAAAAGCGGATATGGATTATATTATTGAAGGAATAACAGATGAATTTTAGGAGGAAATAACAGATGGATAAACTCAAATTACCGAAGAAATACATGCCCGAGAAAAGCTACTCAACTCCGATAAGAATACGGAAATCCACTCAGAATTTACTTGATACAGTAGCGGAAGAGACGGGATGGAATAAAATTGATGTAGTGGAAAAGATGATAGAGTTCGCATTCGACAATATCCAATGGGTGACATCGGATGACTATAACAAAAATAATGGAGGGAATGAATAATGGAAATAAAGATTTTATTTGCGATTGAAGACGAGAGTAAAAAAATAGTGGACAGGTTCTCCAAGGCTTTATTACAGCTAGGAAATACTACAACAATACAAAATGCGGCAGGAACAATAGTGGGGAAAATCACAAGTTTCAGCAGCACTGGAAATGAAGAGGACGAATATGTTAAACAGGAGAGTATCAACGACTGGCAGACAAATGATGTAAAAGCGGAATCTGAAAAAACAGAAGAAGTACCCGATGTTGAAAAAGAACAGGAAGAACCTAAAAAGAAAAAAGCAAAATCAGAAATTAAGAAAACAGATCCCGTACCTACTGTAAAGGCTGAATATACAAGAGGTGATTTAGCAAGAGTGGGAAGAGAATTAGCAAATCAAGGGAAAAGGGATGAGGTTCTAAAAGCCTTTACAAAATTTCATGCTGTATCCCTTGCTGACATCAAGCCTGAAGATTTTAATGCCTTGGCACAGATATATATCGAACTGGGAGGAAAATTTTAATGGAAAAACATGCAGACAGGAATCACGCCCTGCTATCAGCAAGCGGGGCATATAGATGGCTAAAATGCCCAGGTTCGGCAAGACT